ACCTTCTAGGCTGAAATCATAAGTTGTAGCACCGAGGTTTTCCATTACAGCATTGGTAGTACCTAGGGTGTTGCTTAACCTGAGCAGAGTTTCACTAGCTTTCTCACCTTCTTTTTGGAAAGGTCTCCAATCACCAAGGGAACCTAGTGCTGTTTCAGCGAGTCCTTCGGTTATACTGTCAAGTATGCCTTTATAAACTTCAGGGTCAGCAAGGCTTTGTCTGATTTCTTTTGTAAAACCATCAAGAGCATTTGCACCAATACCTAGAGTCTTAGCAGTATCAAGTACACCAGCTTTAATCAAGTTAAAGTCATTGGCGATAGCTTGCCTATCGGATTCATCCAAGGCTGACATGGAGGTAGTGTCTCCTGTGAATCGGAGCCACCCGTAACTTGTATCCTTGTATTCCTGCCCTTGGAAACCAGATGCACCCCCGAAAGTACCTTGAATACCTGTGGATGTTCTACTACCGAAGGCTCTGTTGGTAAGACCACCTAATGCACCGCCAATGGCTGCACCGATGGGGCCTGCAATAACTGCACCGATAGCTGTACCTAGGTTAACTGCTGTATTACCAGATGAACCACCCATTGCTGAATAGCCATTTGATATAGCACGACCTGCGTAGTGCCCTGCAACAGCCCCTGCTGCATAACCACCCGCAGAGCTAGCGTACCCTCCAGCAGTTGAGCCTGTCTGCAATCCAGATGCCACTTGACCATATTGAGCGCCAGCAGCCATATCACCCATCATATAAGCATCAACAGATGCTGCGGTGTAAGCGTTAGCTGCTGTAGTAGCAGATGCGCCAGATAGTGTCATACCAGTACCAAAGGCTGAAGTACCAGCGCTTCCAGCAATGTTACCAAGAGTATTGACGCTAGAGCCTACACTACCACCAACACCTGTGTTATAGATATTGTAAGCTGAGTTGGCACCACTGATAGCATTTAAGGCATTACTTGCTGTGCTACCGTTATTGGACAAACCAGCAGCGGATAGCAACATGCTCAAACCAGCACCCATAATTTCATTCACAACTACATTTACATAAGTTGTAATAGGTTTGCGGATTGCTTCTACAAGCATATCACGAAGTTTCTTACGTCCTACTTTACCGCCTTCAAACAATGCTGTTACAATGCTGTCGGTTATACCACTGGATATTTTGTTGAACTCATCAAGGTAAGCCTTAGCAGCTTTGATTGCTGATTCTTTGTTGAGGTTGTCAACTTGATTAGCTCTGTTCTTATCTAAAGCTGCAATCTCAGCATTCATCCTATCGTAGTCAATATTAGCTTCGTTTTGACCAGCTAAGTTCCAAGCTGCTGTTTTAATAGTTAGTATGTCTTGCTCGTACTGCTTTTGAATAGCAAGTTCTTTCTTGGCTCTTTCATGAGATTCAGTAAGTTTATCAGCTTGTTCAGCAGTCTTACCTAGCAAGGACTCTTGAAAAGCAATCTCAGCGTTTTGTTCCTTGATGCTTTCGTCGTTCTTTTTATAAAGATCAAAAACAGTCTTGTAGGATTCTTCTTGTTGCTTTGTGTATGCAGCAGAAACATCCATCAAGTATTTTATAGCATCAGCTTCTTCTTTTCTCTTGCGAGCAAGTTCTTCAACAGCATGACCCTGAGCATAGTAATTCAGCAGTACAACTTGTTGTTGTTTTGAATACTTATAGAAGTCAGGGTTGTCGATAAGATCAAGCATCTTCCTTTGAGAATCTGTGTAATTCTCTTGGGCTGCTGTTGCACCCAGTGCTGCATCTTTGGCTTTTTCAAGTTCTTTACCGTAGGACTTTAAGAGTCTTGCTGCTTCTTTTTCAGCGTCTGATTTCTTATCATCTCCAAGAATAATCTTTTTCCAACCTACAAGTGCTTCAGCAGCTTTAGCTTGAGATATGATACCCTTGGCTACATCACGTTCAAGCTCAGCTTGCTTAATTGCAAACTGCTGTTCTTTTGTGAGGGACTTTTGCAATGCATTTGAGTTCTTTATTTCCCATTCGGAGTATTCAGTATTCTTGCGCTTTACATCACCCTTTTCTTTTTCCTTGTCAATCGTAAGTTGATGTGAGTCAACAATCTCTTTCAGATAAGCAAGTTCTTCTTTGTAAGCTGCCTCGGTTTGATACCAGCTTGCACCTTCTTGTACTCTCTTAGCCAAATCACCCTGAGCATTTTTAAGCTGTTCTACAATGCTCCCTTTACGCCCTACATTGAGTATGCTATCCCACATGGATTTAGCGCCTGCTGAAATAGCATGAAAGAATGTTTCCAAAGCACCACGCTCTGCTACCAAGTTACCAACAGAATTCTTCATTGCATCAGAGTAAGCCCGTACAGCAATAGCTGCTGCTTCTGCTTTCATTCCCTGCTGTTCAAGAGTTGCAACAACCTGAAGAATCTCAGGAGCAATCATACCGGTTGTCTTAGCAAGTTCACGCAAAGAATCTGTAGGCTTTTCTGATAGTTTGCTAAATTCTTTTACGGTATCAGCAATAGCAATACCAGCTTCATCTTTCAGTAAAACAGCAGCAGATGTTACAGCTTCCAAGTTTTGTTGCGTTACTGAACCAGCTTTAGCAGCTTCTGTAATTGCATCGGAGAAACTAGCAATGTTACCTCTTGCTCCGGCAAGCTCCTTAGCCATGTCGCTTGCTATTTGCGCAGTCATACCGAGGGAACCACCTGTTAGGTTAACAGCCTTGTTAAGTTCTTCTTCTTGTTTACTAACTTGAAGCAAAGCAACACCATAGGCTGTGAATGCAGCAACTGCTGCACCACCTGCAATTTTAGCAACAGTTCCAAATGCACTTGCTAATTCAAGAGTCGCAACTTTCTGAAGACGACTTATCCTTAGATCACTCATCCCTTCGGTATTTATTGAACTAAGTGCCTTAGCTTTTTGCCATTTATCAAGAGCCTTCAAAGGTTCAACCAATGACTTACCAACATAAGCCAAAGCACCACCCATAAAACTAGTAATAGCAAATGCTGTATTCTTAAAGCCACTTGCAATCTGTGCAGCAGCGGCGTTCATTGCTGTTGTAAGTTCCTTACCCTTAGCGCCTGTTTGGTCAAGTACACCGCGAATCTGGTCACCCTGCTGGATCATAACCAACAAAGGGTTCATGCCACTAGCAAGAGAAATAGCTACGTCACCCATCTGAACAGAGATAGCTCTGCTTAGGTAACGAAGTTCGTCTGCTCTTTCCTTGGCTGCAACTTGGTCAAGTTTCTTTTTGAATGTATCAAACTTAGTACCAGCAGCATCAGCAGCTAGACCTGATTGCTTCAAAGCTCTCTGGTAAGCTACCAACTGGTCTGTACTGCGTTCATTCAAACCGGCATTGCTTTTGTCAAGGGAGGCATCCAATCGTTGCTCGGCTTGCGCCAAGTAGTCAACAGCCTTGGCTGCATCTTTTGTTGCTTTTTCAGCTTCGCGTCTTATCCTAACCTCATCAGCTTTAGCTTGTTTCTGTGCTGCTGCTATTTCGGCTTTGCTCTTATCTCTTAAGGCTTGCTCAGCTTCCCTCAGTGCCCTAGCCTCTGCTTTGGCTGCATCGGTACTTGCCTTCATATCTGCAACAAGTTTGTTCTGCACAGAAGCAAGTTGTACAGTCTCTTGAGTAATCTTAGCTATTTCAGTATCCAGGTCAGAACCAGAGAATCTTTGCTTTGCTGACTCAATATCTCTTGAAAGTCCAACAATCTGATCTCTTGTAAGGTTAAAACCTTGAGACATTAACTTGGTAACAGATGTAGCTTCTTCAATATCTCTTTTGAGTTTTTCAATATTACCAAAAGATTTATCTAGGCTATTAGCCCCACCTAGTTTATTTATATCCGTTAGGGTTTTGGAAAGGTTTTCAAAATTAGATACCGTAGCACCAGATACTTTCAACCCTGCAAGCATAGCAGCATCCGAGGCCTTGAAGCCTCTTGCTAGTTGAATTGCACCATCGGCAAGTTGTATAACTTCACCGTTAAGTATCTTCAGTTTTGTCTCTGCTTTAGCAAGTGTCTTGTCAATACCTGCTAGACCCTTAGTAACTTTCTCAGCACCACTTGCTGCTTCACTTGCACCTTTGGCAAATTCTTTACTTGTATCTGTAGCTTTAGTTAGTGGTTTATTAATAGCACCAACAGCAGTAGCAAGATTTTCTATTTTCTTAACAGCACCGTCTAGTTGAGATGTATCTACCTCAAAGACAAGTTTTTCTAATTCTAGCATAATGTTCCTTAGTTGGTTGCTATTTAGCTATTTGTATTTGTGTTATAGGTTCTATCTAAGAACGCATAAAACAAAGCCCTCGTTAGAGGGCTAGGGGTTATTTCTTTTGTTTAGCTTGCTTTGCTCTTTCAGCTTTCTCCTGTTGTTCAGAATAAGCATCAAGGGCTACACCATCAAGTATGTTTATTATTTCTATTTCCCATGCTTGAGGTATATAGCTTTGCAATCTAAAGAAAGATTCTATTTCGGAGTATTGCAAAGGATTTACACCAAAACCATTGGATGATCTTTTGTTATGAAGTCTAAGGAACCACCCCCAAACTTCATAAAACATATCATCAAGTTCTGGTTCGTTTAGCAATTCTTCAACAACCCTACCTTGCCTTTGTAATGCTTCTAAGTTTTCTCTTAGAGTGCATCCATCGGTTTGTCTTGATTGCATCTTGAATTGCCACTTAGCAAACTCTTTTAAAGCGTCTATATCAGCTTGTACGAAAATTATAGATGTTGTCAGAATTCTCAGTTACTTGGTCACGCAAGAAAGGGTAAGCCTGCATCAAACGCTCTGCCTCATCTTTACTGAACTTAATCTCTTTACCATCCTCAGCAAAACCTTTCCAGTCAATGATACGAACAGCAGCAGAACGAGCTGACAACTCCTCTGCTTCTTCAAGTTCCATTTCGTATTCTTTGCCACGGCGTTTAGCTTGTTGTTCTTTTACTTTCAACTCTTGGTAAACCTTGCGGGAGTAGTTCTTAACAACAGGAGAGTTAGCACCACGGACAGTAATCTGAGCCTCTGCTTTAGTACCATCTGGGAGGGTTACATCAAAGGTGTAGCCAACTTCAGCAGCAGCAGCAGGGTCATTCTTTTTCAAATCAAACATATCAAGTTCCTTTCATTTGGTTAATACACAACAGGATAATAGTTAACTATTAATCCTATCAACGTAATACAAGTATAGCATTGAATTTATTATTAGTCAATATCTAGGAACTACGCTAGAAACAACAAAGCCTCCCCGAAGGGAGGCTGAGTTAATTAACTAAGATTAGACCAATTAAACCAAGGTATTAACCCGACTAACCTAGTTGGTTAGATCGTGCTATCTTGAATTGCAATCGTGGTAGCAGGCAAGCCACCGGTGGTTACATCATTCAACAGAGCTTGGAAGGAGCAAGAGGCAACCAAACCTAGCTCGCCATCGTCCTTATCGAAACTGTTAATCTTGATCTTGGGCAAGGTGAAGGATATGAAATCAGCAGTAGCTGTAGAGTTCGTAGTCAAAGCCATTACCAAGCTGACAGGGGTTTCGTTATCAAAGTAGTTACGGAAAGTAGCATCTTGGAAGTAAACACTCAAGTTACCGCTTACACGAATACGACCAGTGAAAATATCAGCAATGCTATTAGAACCAACAGCAGTTGCATTTTCCAAGGCACGTTCAACGCTGAAGTCAGCAGAAGTAACCAATGCAACAGGAGCACCGTTCACAACCAAAGCACCTTGTACGGCAGCAAAGATACCATCAGTACCTTGAGCAGTAGGTGAGGTGAAGTATTGAGTAGTACCTTTGCTTGTCAGGTCTTTACCTTGGAAGCTAAAGTCAACGGTAGTCAAACCGGTTGCAGGCAGTTGCACATTCATGCTACCAACCTTCATACCAGTGTACACTTCAGATTGAGCAATATCACTGTACCATTCTTCGATTGTGTAGCTATCGTCAGTGTGAGCAGTTGCAGGTACATAAGTAGCCTTACCAGTCACAGAGATAACACCAGCAGCAGTAATAGAACTACCAGTGAAAGAAGAACCATTCAGAACTACAACAGTCAGAACCAAAGTTGTCATGCTGATAATCAACAGGTTCTTGTTAAGGTTGTCAGCGTTAGCACCAGTACCAGCAGTGATACGAATTACTTGACCGACTTGGAAGCCAGAGGCAAGCCAATCGCCAGTAGCACGAGTGATAGTGTAAGTAGGGCCAGAGCCAGCGGTTGTGAAGGTTGCTGGAGCAGTTACGCTCACAGCAGCGAAGTCACGAGCAACCAAAGATTGCATAAAATCAGAGTAAGTCTTGGGAGACAACTCGCCATTCAAGCTACCTGCTGCACTGCGGACACCGTGGCGGTTATCTGATACTTGACGGTCAGTCCGTATTTCCCCTGATTCGTAAGTCTCTTTAGCGAGGTTGAATTGAGCCGTTACACGGCGAACTTGCTTACCACTAGCTGCACCTGCGAGAGTGCCCCATGTGCTCTCTTTACGGTACGCTATAACTTTTTTACTTCCGGTACTAATCGGCATTTTGTTTTATCCTTAAATATAATTTTTGCAAAAATTAACTATTGCATGGTTGCAATTCTTTGAGTTTGAGCTTAAGTGCCCGTTTCTCGGCTCGACATCTAATCATGTATTCTCTGAATTCAGGATCGGCCCACTTATTTTTCATATTATCACTGTGGATGTGTGCCACAGCAGCTTGTGATATTTTTTGTTTTTCCGCTAATCTTGATTTATACTCAGGATTGGCCCATCTTTCTAGGGATGCCTTACCAACAATCTCTCTCGTTTTCTCTGAATTACGAGTTTTATCTAAATGAGCTACTTTTAGTTTTCTCTCATCTTCAGTCATAGATGCCCAAAAATCTTTTAGTGTGCTGGATATTTTCTCAGCATTTAATTGACCTATTACAGACTGTCTCTGTTTTCGTTCTTCGGAAAACTTGTATCCTTTTGGGCCAATTTCCCCACCGTCTGTCCAGTTCGCAAGAATACCGCTATTCTCATATCTCCCAAATTTAGCAATGAGTTTCATCTCATGGTTCAGGCAGATTTCTCTGTCTGTGTGGAAAATAATTATTGAGTATAATATCTCACCAAAATTCTCAATTTCTTGTTTCACTATATTGTTCTTGAGTATATTGTGTCCGTTGCATATTTCCCATTTTGAAGTATGCCGCAATACTCTGTGTCTTATGCCAACACCTACATAAAACGGAGTGCCATCATTTTTGTGCAAAACATAAGTGTAAGACTTGTTTTTGTTTATTCTTAGAAGTGTTCTTAAATCCTCTAGTTTTAATAATTTCAAATCAGCCTCCATCAAGGACTAGCATCACTAATGAAAACTAGGCAGGATGGTGATGAAGCATCTTTTCCCCCGCTAAAGGTAGCCTAGTACCTAATTATACCACAGCTTCGGTATAATATCAAATCTTAACTATAAACCTCAACAAACATATCAATCATCACTGGATACACAAGCCTGTCTTCTGTCACTACAGAACCTTTGACACTTGCTTGATTTAAAAAATGAATTGTGTAAGCACCTTCAGTTAGAGTTAAACCTTTAGGGAATAAGTCTCTCACTTGTTCAACAACAGCAAGAGCATTACCTGTTCCTTTATTCAATACGTCACAGACGAATACTTGAAAAGTAATTCTTTCTCTGTAGTATGTATCACCTATTGTTGGTTCATCTGGTGTATTCACCTTAAGCTGAGTAGCTAAGTACAAACCAGAAGGAGGTGTAAAACTTATACCTTCATAAGCTGTGGGTAAACTTAGCGTAGACAGTCTTCGTTCACAGGCTTTCTTTGCTGACAATACAGGCATGTTTACCCTCTCTTGTAATAATCATCTAGTTGTAAAGAATAAACACCTTGGATGGTATTCAGTGTAGGCTGCATAATACCTTGCCCTTGAGTCTGAGGGCTGTGGTTGTTTTCCAAAGCCATGATATAAGGTGTAGCATTACCTATGTAGAATCTCTGACCTAGTTTGTAGCCTTCAGCAGCTACTAGGATGTTATCCAAGGCGGCAGCACCAGCAGCTTGCCCTGCTATCTTACGAAGACTGAAATTAGGACTGTTACCGTACTGCCAGTTACCTTTGGATAGACCTTCAACTTGAGGTAAATCAGTTCTTGCTTCGTAGTATTTTCTGTAAGTAACAGAATTACCAATAGGTGTATTAGCAATAGCACTAAGGCTTACATGATAAGCAAACTCTCTAACCATGTTCTCTAACTTGCGAGTAACATCTAGTTTAAGTTGTTGTAATTGCTTTTGCAATTTAGATGTATTACAAGTTATTTTCATACTCAACCCCTACAAGCAAGTATTTTATAAATAACTTTTTCTTGCATTGCATAATGCTCGGAGACTTGCTCAATGCTATAAACATCACCAGATAGAGTAATCTTATCTCTTGGGTTTGGCTTAGTAACAAAGTCAGAAGCTAGTACCAAGAATTCAGTAACTGTCTTACCTATTAGGTTAGGGTAGTTATACTGATTAACTTTTACTTGCTTAGGGTAAGCAACTACAGTCGCATTAGCTTCTGTATTGGTTACTGAACCTGTTTCAACATCGTAAGTACCTTCGGTTACTGTAGTATAAGTACAACTAACTCCATGAAGGTTGATAAGTTGTTTAGCTGAACTGATAAAAGGATTCATATAAATCCTTAGACAGTAAAGAAGCTACTTGTACTTACTTCAGAATCAGCAGCAGGAACTACAACGATATTGTTGTCTAGGTTATCTACGTTAGCTTGCATATCTGCTATACTGATACCACCAGCGTAGCCTGAAGTGTTTTGAAGAACGGGATTAAGGTCAGGAGATTTGATGAACAACTCAAGAGCTAATCGGTATGCTTCTGCTGCTTTAGAACCTTTGATGCTTAAAATATCGGTTGAAGTGTCGGAACGCATACTAAGGTTAAGTAAGACAACCTTGGCAGCTTCAACGGCTGTTCTATTGATGTTATTGCTATTTCTTTCAAGGAAGAAGTTTATTTCATCATCAGAGATGATATACAGACCGGGAGAATTATCCTGAATCAATAACCTCACTTGTTGTATTGCAGTCAGTGCCATAATTGTCCTTTATTTATCTAGTTACCTTTAGAAATCGTACTAGCTTGTAATACGATTTGTGAAGGTTGATTCGTTATTTGTAATGCTCTTCTTCTATACTCTTGCGCCACGCGCAAGCTAGACGGGAGGCTTCGGCTTCGCCGTATTTGTTCACGTTGAAGGATTTGTTTCTTCTTTTTCATTGTTTCATCCCTAAAACAAATCCACGATATAAACAGCAGACAGGCAGGTGGATGATCTGCTTTTCGGTAGCGAACCTAGTCTGTGTCATAAAAGTAAATTATATCATAAATAGGGCTGAGTTAACAACCCTATCTAGTTATAATCTAATCAATGATTAGTTACGAATGCCTTTGATCACGAGTTTTGGACGACGAAGAACGTTAATGAAATCGCTCGACGCATCAATCTCAATGCTCTCACCCTTGGGTGACTTGTATTGGAACATGTAAGTGCGTTCAGCAACAGTGTTAACAAAGTCCAACTTCGAGCAAGGGCCGAAGTAAGTCACGAAAGTGTCGGAGGTGCCCATAGGAACAAACACAGCTTCGTTGGCAGGAATCAAACGACTGCCGCCAATGCTTTGACGCACTTCAACGAAACGTACACCAGCGTAGGAGAATTCGCGGTACAAACCGTTGTTACCACCAGCACGGTTACGTTGGATCATTTGACCTTCGGTAGCTGAGAAGTATTGGTAAGCAGCTTGAATCTTGGCGTGAGAAATCAAGGATGCGAAGAACTCAGGTGAGCAGTAAGCAATCAAACCAGTGATAACGTCACCGGTGTTTGCGTTATCTTGCATCGAAGCTATCACAGCTTCAACTTTAGCAACAACATCAGTACCTGCTGTGTCCAAGGAGAAGTTCACAGACGTTTGGGTAACACCAAAGTCAGAGAAGAAGTTACCAGCGATAGTACCGTTTGGTGCAAAAACATTACCTGTTGTCAAGGTACTGAAACGGGCAGCTTCCAAAGTCTGATCGAAAGACTTGCGAATGCGCTCCATTTTACGAGCCATTACAGCAGCTTCAGTCTCAGCAGCATCGGTGTTACCGTATGCTCTCTTTCCTTGCAAATCAGCAGGCAGAATCGCATCGGTAACGGCAAAGTGAGCCAATGGGTAGCTATGAATTTCACGAGTGTCATCGTTGTTAGCTTGAGGCTTGGAACCACGGTATGTGTCACCAATCAAGCCAATGCTCTGAGAGTTTTTCTCAAAGGTTACAGTGTGAGTGCTGAGGAACTCTTCAGCAAACAAACCTGCGTCATTCAACAGAGTAGGGGCAAGCGGAATCAGTGACAATTCAGCCGTGTAATCCACAACTTCAAAGGGATTACCATAAGAACGAATAATAGGCATATTTTTTCCTTATTAGTTATATTTAATCAATTAGGCTGAAGCGGCAACGCCAACTTGATCCAGACACTGAATACCTTTTGCTTCAAATGCAGCATAGATAGCATCTTTCTCACCTTGCTGGTCATGCGAAGCATCCAGAACCAAACCACCCTTGTTAATAGAGGCTGGGCCTTTGACCAAAACAACCAATTTGGTATCGGTAGTAGCAGCAATAGCTTTGTCTTCCAAGACAATAGCAGCAGCAGTTTGCGAACCGTCTACAGCGGTTTGTACACAGATTTTGTACTTACCACCAGCGGTTACTTTGCCAAGCACAGTACCTACAGCATAGGTCTTAGCAGCAGCTTCGTTGACGATCACGACTTCACGGCAGTAACCGTGTTCTGCCCACAGTTCTGCTTTCAGCAGATTCGACAGACGCTTAGTATCAGTGGATACGAGGGACATTATATTTTTCCTTTAATAATACTAGATTACTTACCTTGCTTGGCGTACTTAGCTTTTAGCAGACGCTCAACAGCAGATTCTTCTTTTTTAACTTCAGCTTCACCGCTTGCACCCTTTTCAACGAAAAGATCGCTTTTATCAGCAGCAGCAGTCAGTTCTTGCAAAGCCTTGACAACAGCTTCAAAGTCAGCAGCATCTGCATCCTTAACAGCCTTGAACAATACTTCAGCCTTACCTTCATCCTTCACAGCAGCCAGAACTTCGCTCTTACGAGCTTTTTCAATAGCAGCTTTCTTCTCAGCTTCAAACTGAGCAATGGTTTCCATAGCTTTTTGCAGAGCAACCTTTTGTTCATCCAATGCTTTTTGCACGGATTCAAATGCAGCTTTCTCTACCATCTCTACGGTCACTTCTTGCTCAACAGTTTTCACTTCTTGAGTCATTACGGTTTCCTTATTTGCTTGTTTTAACACAGAGGCAGATACCTCTTCTTCTTGTTTAACCTCGACGTCGATCTTTGAGGTATCGTCTACCGCTGCTTGTTTAGCAACAGGTTTAGATTCTTTACTTTGTTTGTCTATTTTCTTGAAGGCTTTTTCAATCTTGGCTTGATCTTGAAGTATCGCCAAGTATTCGTCCTCTTTCAAGGCAGACAAAACATCTGCTAGACTATCAGCTTCGTAAGCTGCTTTTAGAATTTCAAAAGATTCAAGTTTGGATTGAATATAGTTTTCATACCAATCTTCATCAACTTCCACTTCTTCTGCTTCTGGTTGTACGTAACCCATCATTCGAGCAAGAACTTGGGAATCTTCGTAATATATGTGGAAAAATCTCTGAAGGAAATCTGGCAACTCCATTGTTACCTTCACTTGTTGAACCTTCTGCACGAATTCATCAGAGAAATTGGAAGCCTTCAGTACCAATGCGTAATCATGACCGTTAGCGGGGCCGCCTTGGTCTTTAGAAACCAAAGCAACGTGAGCACCTGCGCTATCGAACTGTATGTTACTCAAGCGTTTCTTGGCTTTTGTTTGTGTTGTCATTCATCATCCTTTTCTAAGTTTTCTACTGAAGCCATTGCACCAATAGAAACTCCGTTAATATCGCCTGATTTAATCAATTCCCAAAGTCCGTCATTCAAGCATTGAACTGTACAAAGCCATGTACCTTTCTTTACGAATTTATCACCAAGGACAAAATCAGTAGGTGCTATATACGACTCTACGAATTCGAAAGTATCTGTCTGAACCAAATGAAATAGATTGGCTTTTTGGCAGAATTTGTTGAAATTGTGACAAGCCTTTCGAACTTCATCCTCTGAAGTAATATCGCCATGAAGGTCAACTTCGTCTGGTGCCATTACTATAAATGTAGCTTGTTGTAATTCTTCATTGACTGCTTTAGTAACAGGCAACTTCAAACCTTGCAATTCATTTTCATTATCAAGTTCAGCTTGAGTAATTTCTTTCTTGTAACTCTTAACAATACCTTGTTCTTTCAGAACCAGTCTAGTCCATGCTAATGCGCTAGAACCACCAGCAGCAAGAAACGCTGCGGTATCGCTATCTACGTTGTTACCTTCAAGTCTTTTATTGGGTTGGTATTTTTGCTCTGCTTTAGTTAGGAATGAATACAGTTGTTTTACTTCATCAAGTGACAAGGCACCTTTTGAAATCTGTTCAGTAAATGGCTTTACTTTATCCCTAGCTGTTTGACTTGCTAATGATTTAGCTTTCTCAAACAATGCAACCCCTCGCAGAGAATTGTTCTTAACGGCTTGTGTTGGCTTAAATAATTCTACCATCCAAGTCTCCTTAATTCTGTGGGTTAATTAACTAATTAACTACCTTCTAATATAATAACATTCAACAGATTTAATGTCAAGTCTTTTTTATTTAGAAGGTAGTTATAACAACTATAAGTTATTAGGCAGACAAAGCAATCGCTGTCTTTACTGCTTTCAGAATCTTGTCTAATTGTATTTCTTGTTCAGGTGTTAATCCACCTGTTGCGCTTTCAATAGAGTAAGCGAGGTTAGATACAGTAGCAACAACACCACCACCGGGTTGAATAATGTAAGGACTAGCTCCTGAGTCATTATACAAAGTACCTTGAATTTCAATGTAATGGTCAATTACAACTTGCCAACCGTTAATCAAAAAGTAAATGTCACCTGCGTATTTACCTAAACCCACAGGGTCGCCACCGATAGTACGAATAGCAGGAAGGAACTTAGCGTTGTCATACAACTGCAACCATTCCTTCATTGCGCTATACAAATCTACTTTAACGTCAATGGTGCTAACATAGGGTGATATGGTTATCAACTTATTAACACCATCGAAGTTTACTTTATGATTATTACTCCATTGGTCGCCATAGGCTGACCAAAGCATTAGCATTACCACAACTCCTTGTAGCCAATGTTCATAGATACAGTTGTCGCATTAGCTGTTAGTCTAGTAGCCAGAACAGACCATACTTCATAAGTACCATCTGCGTTCATCAAGATACCTTCGTCATTCTTCTCAAAGAACTTATCAAGGTCTATACTTGTAGCACCAGCAGGGAAGTACAATGTCTTGAACTTCTGTGAGCCAGTTGTACTGACAGTACCACCATAGTTAACTTCACCGATACTAGCCAAGGAAGTCCATGTCCCGCCTGTTACAGAAGTAGCTTGCCAGAGGGTAATTGCAACAGGTTCATTGCAATAAACATTCAATGTCTCTGGGTAAATAATAACTGAGTTATGTTTTGAATTAACCGTAGCGACTGCTCTGATATTAGCAAGAGGAGTATTAGTAACTGCACTAACGTTATTTGCATCAATATCAGCAAAACGCCAATAGGCGTAGTCCTGAAAGTTGCCTTCTGTATATGCCGACAAGCATACCGTGCGCAATTCTGAAGTAGAACCTGTAATACCTGTGTTGGTATTTTCTGTACTGATAGGTAGTGTACCTGTACGCATGAACGGAAGGGTGTTAGCACCAGCGTTCTTAAACTCGTGACAAACCAAACGAGTACCGTCTGGTAGGTAGATACCAAATCTACAACGACCTGCACCAAGCCATTGATAGTCCAACCACCATACGTTGATTTTTGTAATATCAAGAACGTGCCCAGACAAGCCTGTACCGTCTAGTTTATCCACGTTCCAGTTAGCTTGATTCACTGCTGTTTCAACAACAGAACCAGATGTGCTATTACGCAATACAACTTGAAGGTTTGTATTATGCAAGCAGAAGAATGCCCCATCGTTTGTATCAAAGGCCCCCCATCGTCTTACGTTATTTGCTTTACCTGTATCTCCGCAAGAAATAGTCATCTTATAGAGATTTGCACTACCAGGAAGGTAGTAATGATAGCGATTGGTTGTTAGTTTTACAGAACTACCAGAAGCAGATGTTGTTGACAGCACCTCGCTAGAACCAACAGCATCATAAGTCAATGCACCACCAGTTGCAGTTGTTACTGTAAACAACGAACTGTAAGTGTCAAGAGATGATTCATAAACACCCAAAGGATGTTCGTGAGTTGTTTTCAAAGAACCAAAGCCACCCATAATAGGTTGACCTTCTGCAAATCGAACAGAGGCTGCACCTCTGCCATCTACAGCAAGAAGTTGAGTAGGTGTGTTACTATCAGCCAAGTGCATTACTTGAGTTTCTACAGAGTCAGCACCAACTGTTTGTGTTCTACTATATACCTTTTTACCTGCTCCGTCTGGAGGAACTCGTACGTATGCCATTGATTATTCCTTTAGTGTACCGTCTTCATTGAACAAAGACTTAGCTTCTTCTTTAAACAAATGAACAACGTGCCCAGATACAATATCGGTATTGCCTGTCTTGGAAATATCCCAAGTTTCAGAAAACTCTGAAATAGCTAGATTGTATCGGTTTAATCGAGGAATAAAATGATTCAGAATCTGGTAATGACTCTGCTCTGGATTTCCAGCTCTAAGTCTAAACAGAGTGTATCTTACTTCACCACGAGGTAGGGAGTTGATTTGTTCTGGTGTAAAATTGATTACGTCTTGCATAATACCTTTCTATTGAAAGTTGTTGCTAATAAATAAAGTATATCATACTAAAAATAAATAGCAACAACTATATCAACTCAATTAGGCTGGATTAGAGTAAGAACGCTCAAGTGATGCAACTGCGCTGATTGAGTTTGAAATTGAACGAGCAATTACACCTTCAGATAGTACGTGCTGTGAGTTACTCAAACCAATAGCAACTAGGATAACATCAGGGCCAGAGACAACTGAACTGTTGGTTGTATCTGTAGCACCGAAAGTACCGCCAGAAGTGTAACCAGTGTTTACCTTGTACCAAGTAGTGCCATTACGGTAGAAATCACCGATTGCATAGGTACGAGAAGCAGCCCATGCGCATTGAGTGTTACCATCGTAATCAAAGTCAAAACCAACAGAGGCTCCGGTTACAGTACCGGAAACAGGGGTTGTGTTATCAGCCTTATTCACCAACACAGCGTTTGCAGTACCGAATGCACTGGATGTACTTGGGTTAATCTGCTTATAGAACAAGCGATAAACAGCATTTGCTCCGTCGGTCTGCAAGTTAGTATTGAAACTCAAAGTACCTGCTGCGGTGTACGGGAATGTACGGTTTGTGTTGGTGTCATCTGCAAACACCAAACGGTTAGTATCGGTACTATTGAAGCTATCAATGTACACACCACCATCGGTCGCATCATAGATTGTGTACAAGGTATCACCAACGAATGTCAGCAAATCACGAGTAATTGCACCAACTTTAGCAGAAGCCCCTTGGTCAATGTCAATACCAGTGCCACGACGCAAAGACCATTGCACGAATTCGTAAACTTGTTCAGCAGTGGCTGCACCAGATGCAGTAGATGCTACAGTTGTATCGGCATCAATGATAACTGAGAAGTTACGTGAAGAACCACCGATAGTTCTAGCTTGAGGTGCAGCATACCAAGTAATGCTCATGTTGCTATAAGGGGATTGGTTAGCCAAACCGTTGGCAGCATTAGAAGTATCAATCGCTGAGTCAGCATGAGTAATCTTCAGAGCGTCAGAAGCGTTAGAAACAGGGAAACGATAGGCTTGATAAGTGGTGGTTGTAACACCAATGTCTGCCTTGGACTGCTTGCCGTATGTCCAACCTTGTTCACGAACGAAGAAACGCAAAGTAGAGCCAGCACCACGGTAGTCAAAGTTGCCGTTAGATGCATCACCATAGGTCTTAATAGCTTGGTTGACTTGACCAGTTAATGCACATGCGATAGGGGTGGAAGTTGTAGTTCCAATCTGGTAGTAAACCTTATCCTTTGGACGTACAGTGACAATAGCACCAGAAGCCAAGGTAATAGTTTTACTGATTACAAACTGAGTACCGTTGGTAATACTAGAAATAGTAGTACCAAGAGGAATACTTGCACCAGTTACGAAAGAACCAGCAACCAAACCAGCAGTTGAGGCTACAGTGATAGTGCTACTTGCTGTACTTGCGGAAGTCAATGTAAGAGTCTTAGTAGTCTTTTCAGCACCAAGTTCACCCAGAGAAATAGCGCAAATCCATTCTTCTTGAGTTACACCGGCTGTACTCTTGAGCGCCCAACCACCTGTACGGATAAGGTTATAAGTATAATCAACATCACCCCAGAACGTCAAAGAACCAGATACAGTACCTGAGTTATTAACATCTACGGTAATTTGAGTGTTGGAATCAACCGAAACAACCTTAGCATTAGTACCAACACCAGTGCCGCTGATATAAAGACCTGGGACAATATTGGACGTATTGAAGTTACCAGTTGTAGTGATTACTTTAGTGCCCGAAGTACCAGAGTTAGTACCTGCATGAGTAATCTTGGTAGTTGGGTTTACTGTGGTATCTAGTCTCCACCCGTTTGTAAATTCAAACTGTTCATCCGTAATAGGAGTCATTGCGAATGGAAACTTAATCAGAGTAGCATCTGATTTCCAAAGTTCTTTCAACTTAGAATACAGACACTTCAAAGTTACACCGTCGGCAGTCAAATTACCTACTCGGGTAATCTTAATGATTTTGTTCGTAGTGTCTAGTACCAGTTCTTTTGTCGTAGTAGCTGTGTATGTAGCCAACTCGTATGAGAGACTATCTGGGTCTTGCAGCAAACCACCTAGAGAAATTGCCATTTTTGTTCCTTGTCAAGTTTATGGTATATTAAACAGGGTTGCTATACTGCCTGTCTATTGATTGCTGAATCGGGATTGATTGGTCAGCAGCTAAGTAAGTTATTGGTAATGTAATAGGCAACGAATCATTTGTTATGATTTGGACATAACCAGAAACACCACCGCTGGAGTGCTGAAATGCAAAAGAAGTGCCAGAAGACTCTGTACCACCAATTTCAACAGCACTTAATGGGTCATACTGAGAACCTGTATAAGCCCTCACTTCTGAACCCGGAATTAAATCAGTAAATGTTAAAGTATTCGTATCAAGCGCATACACCGCTGATCTATCAGTAGTATTTGCATTTGTTAGGAAATAAAAACTTGTGATTGGTGTAGTGTTAGCTGTGGCTGTTTCAATCTTTACTTTCAACGGAAAACCATTACTAGAACTTGCAATAGTTTCAGCAGGGAGGTGAGCAAAGTTAAGAACGCCAGATACAGTGCCTGTGTTTGCTATATTAACAACAATCGTTGTTGCATTAGTAATACTAACAACTTTAGCCATTGGTGCAATACCAGTACCCCACACATAATCATCAACAGCAACCCCTGTGGTAGAGGTCATTGTTACTGTAGTGCTTGCACTAGCCCCACCGCCACCTGCTCTTGGATAGTACAAGTTTCTATATGTTGTACCACCATCAAGACTATAAGTTATGTTATAGTTACCAAGTGTACCACCAGCCATTACAGGGGTTGCATTTGGGAAAGAACCATGTCCCTTGATGTTTTTATCTGCTGTAAAAATAGCATACTGACCAACCGTAGGCATGTATAAAGAGCCAGCAGAAGTAAACGCTGCACCTCCTGATAGAACCACCTGATTCGATGTTTCAGCAGTAGCTTCATTCATCTGAATTGCTACACGAGCATTGATAGGTGTGAATGTCAAAGTACCACTTGCAGCACCTGCGTTCAGGCAAGTAAATTGAAACGTATTTCCTACGTTAACAGGAGTAGCAACAGCTGTAATCTGTGTTAAGGTTTTTACACCAAGAACAACAGCAGCGGCATCACTGGTTACTGTTACAAGCACCTGATCGCCTACACGCAAACCGTGGTTGTTGCTTGTTACGGTACAAGTTGTTGTTGATCTGCTCCAACTTACAGCACTTGTAGATGCTGGTTGTGCCGTGGTGTAGTAATCCATGAAGTGCGTACCGTACACAGAAGTCTGCGCTGTCAATGCTGGTGTACTTTGTAGTTGTCTAACGAAGCAGTTAAGCAGTGGGTTTAATTGAACACCCCATTCAGTACCCCATACATCTTCAAGATAGATGTTTTTAGATGAGTTATCTGCACCTGAAATAACACCTGTTCTTAGGTTGGGTGTATAGCAACGTTGAATGTAAACTCCATTAGCAGCAGCAGCAGCTACAAAGTTAACAAGTACACCTGCCATCGTAGGGTAGTATCTTAAATTCTGACCTGTTGTTTGACCAGCGTTAGTGACCGTAACTGTAAAGGTATCAGCAGTAGGTGCCGATGCAATAGTCCACAGGGTTGCCGTGGTTGTGGTGACAGCCTTTGGAGCAACGTCAGAGCACATATTAACTGCAATAATATCACCTGTCTTTAATCCGTGTGCTACTTTAGTCACTGTAGTAACAGTGGTTGCTCTTGTCCATGTGGCATCCACCATTGGGCCACCCATGTCCATGGGTGCGGCGGCGGTTCCGAGGTTGCGCAGCTTGATGTTGTTACAACCTGCAACACCGATGTTTAGAACTCCAGAATAAGGTTGCACCAATGACAAACCACCGAAACTCAGTCCATCAAACTTCATGTTGTAACTAGCAGCAGTACCAAATTCCCATACATACATAGGAATAGCAGTACCAGTTGTTGCCGCTATGTTATCGTAATAGACCGTATTCGTAAATACAGTGCTGTCACACCCAATAAGGAAATATCTACCACCACCTGCTACGCAATTTTCAAAAGTGCAACCAATGAGTCGAGTCATTGTCGCTGAACCTGTTGTAGCGTTAGCTGCTTTAGTCAGTGAAAGTGATTTATGATTTGTTACTGTAAACCCTGCGCAGTCAGCCCAACTTTCAATATAAGCACCAGAAGCTGCCTGAGCAATTCGACTCATGGTGCAGTTGCGAACTGTTCCACCAGCGAACATCAAGTTAAAGTTAAGGGCAATCTGAGTGTTGGCTGTACCTGTTTGACCTACACCTACATCCCAGAATACGATAGGGGAAGCTGTTTCGGAAATTGCAATAGATTCAAAAGTTGAAACGTATTTACAATCAACAGAGAAAGCCTGAGCAAAGCTCATATACCAAGAAGATGATACTTTATTCATAACAATAGCTCCACCACCTGTTGTAGTGAAGTCGTATCGTGTTGCTAAAGTAGCGTTTGGTAGGACGTTTGCGGTACGTGCAGCAGTTGTGCAGTTCTGAAGGAATACGTTAGGTACTCTTAGTTTACGTCCTGCTGGAACAATATAACCACCTGTTGAGTTAGTACCATCCGAACCAAAGTAAACCAAACCTGCAGTTGTAATCCAGCACCATTTGCCTCGCAACGAATCAGTCTGGATGTTGGCTACCAAGGCTGGACGGGAACCTGCGTTTGGATAAAATTCGTAAACAGATGCTGAACCACCAGATACCCATGCACCGGGGTCAGTTGCTGTTATTGTAAAAGTATTAGTTGTTTTAGAAGTAATTACTGCATCAATGACGTTATAACCAGCAGGAGAAGCACCAGTAATACTAACCTCTTGTCCTACGTTAAAACCATGACCTGATGATGTATAGGTGATACTCCCAGCGGCTGCTGTGGCTGCTGTGATAGTAGCCGAAGCTGATTGAACCCATACACCCGGTACATACGTCAAAGAACCGTTGGTAGGAATCTGATAAGTAGAGGTTCTCGTACCAGTTGTTGTTGCACCAAGAAACTCATACCACGCTCCAAGTACAGAAAGTGTACCTAGGCGGTTTGCGTTGATCGTACCAGCTTCATCCCCAACCACTTCAATCCATCCGGGGGTAGATGCACCTGTAATAGTAAAAGTGTAACCAGCTTGTGTATAACTACCCGAAGTTGGGAAATCAACTCCATTCCACTCAGTTACTTTCAAGTAGCCTGTAGCAACGCCCGTTAGCACAGGTGCTGTAGTCAATGAGGAATAAAGTCCAATAACCTTAGCTGTTGCTGAACCTACAGTAATCAAAGTACCAGCAGTGATAGTACCAGAACCTGTGTTGAATGGAATCAATCTAACATACCGACCATCAATGGTTACGTTACCACCCTTAGATGCGTTAATTGTGATGTTACCAAAACTTGTTGAAGTTGTACCAGTAAGACCATAACGAGTATCTTGGTCAATTGTGAAGTTAAAACCGTTTGTATCTACAGTATCACCACCAGTTCTTGCCGTAGCAGAACCAGATGGGTTCAGAGTACCAAGTTCTCTTATATTGCAATTCCCAGTCAATACGTAAGCTGTCATATTATCCTTCTATATTCTAAAAGCATCAAAGATGATTAGTAAATTATTCTAAATACTTCAGAGTCTTGACAGGTACAAGTTATCACAAAACTGAATACACAATTGATGTTAGGTTTGAGTTAGTATCGTAAATAAATGTTTTTCTGTAAGTTACAGAACCTTTTACGAAGTCTAATTGAGTTAGATTACCTGAAGAATAAGTAAACAACTTGTAATTTCCAGATGCGTAGTCAATGCGAGTAATATCACCAAGAGTATAGGTATATACAGGATTGCTTTCATTGGCACTTGAGAACTTGTCTTCAAACCAAATACTTTTCTCTGCACCTGTTGAATCTTTAACTTGCAACCTATCAGCACTTGCATATAGGCGCTTAAAGCCACCGATAGGGTTTGAATCCAAATCAGTGACTTCAGGCAATTCAATGGAACTTAGGAATCTTTTCTGAGCCATATTAAACTGCCACCATTCCTGTAATAGTAATACTCAAAAGAGGAACATCAATAGCAGTCTCTATTCGTATAGAACTACCATCAATACTCTCTACTTCAATCTGAACACTTTGATTCAGGTAAGTTGCACCTATTGTGAAACTGTTTCTGTTAATAAGACCTAGGTTGTGGTTAATAACTAAAGGAGTGTAAGCACTTGTACTTACTTCTGTATAATACCCTCTAACTACGTTAGCTGGAATCTCAGCAGGAGCACCTGTAGCACCTGAATTCAAAGGTGTATAGGTTGTCAGTCTTCTGTAGTCAATGTAATTAGCACCTTCAGATGTACTTACAATTCTTGTCTTTGTTGTGTTTGAATAACTGTTAGCAGATTGGTAGATTACCGTACCAAGTCTTACAAACTCAGCGAAAGGTAGTCCTGTAATATTAGCAAGTTCAGTATTAGCACCTTCTCTCGCATCTGCTTTGGTTTGGTAAGTATTACCGCACACAGCAACAACAGGGTATTCAACATCATTGGTTGCTAGAACATGAATCAATACGTACTGATTGTTTGGAACTTCATCAAGCAACCAAAACCCCGCTGACTCATGATTGTAAGCAACCCTTGTAGTACCAACATAAGCACTTACATCTCCGGGTTGAATCAGTGGAAAGTTATCAGGTAGTTTTCTATACCAATTAGCACCAGAACCTACTCTGTAGTAAACAGGTAGTTGTGCAACAGAACTCAACTGCTGTGGTAAGTTATTGACTATATCAATAGTAATATCTTCGTCAGCAATAGCACCGTCAGTACAAGCAAATGTACTATGACTATCTAGGCTACCAGAAGCATCTTTTGTTATATTTGTAAGAGCAAGACCTTTTCTGTACTGCGCACCAAGGGATAAATGCAAATGAGCATGAGTTGCTCCATCCATTGTAATCCCATGCCGTTCGTCAGCAAAGTAAACATATTCTTGAGTATCTGCTCTCCAATAAATAATACCAACAAGAGCATTATTTCTAAAGAGACTTTCATTAGCTACTACAGTCTGCTTTAATACAGCATCAGTAGCATCGTAGTAAATAAAGTATTCTGCTGTTACGTTAGGTAGTACAACAGAATCAGATTGTTTTGTGTATTCAAAACCTTTAAGCCACACAGTGAAGTATTGCTCAACAGCAGATACTGCAAAGGTTCTAGTTGAAACATCAAAATCAAGTTCAGAAGAGACTCTATCTTCAAAACCAGTAGGTTCATTCATTGCTTGAAATTGCCTACCTTGATTACCCGTAACAACTACATGGTTTTCAATGTATTCTTTGATTGCTGATTCATCGGTAACGATTCTTTCACCGTTATCAAACTTCAGGACAAGCTGTCCCTTGGTGTTGAACTCAGCATCCACAAGCTCTCTAGAAGGCTCTAAAACGACCGTAGAGGCGTTTTCAGTAGCTTTGGCTACGTGGGTATTACCTTGTGCATTTAAATCGCTTATAGGGCGTTCTAGTGCGTTCTTACGAGCATCTAGTACAGCCTGAATGTGCGCAGGTAGCTTGTTAGCTTCCTTTTTGATAGCTTTTGGTTTATTCTTATTCTCTTCATTGCGTGCCGCTGCTAAACCAGCGAATACAGCTTCTTCTTCTGTTTGTTCTTTATCAAGTGCAGCATTAGCAACTTTGCTAAACAGGGTACGCAAGTGCAACGATTTATTCTTGACTGAATCAGGTACATTGCTTGCATTCCAAGGCATTTGCACTCCTTTGTTGTTATTATTTAAGACAAAAGAAAGCCTGCCCCGAAGGGCAGGTTTATTAGTTATAATAATTATAGCATAGCTTGATTATAATTGCAAGTCTTCTTAGGTTAGGCGTTTTCTTTATTAGAAACAGAACTATCGTCACTTGATACAGCTTTACCTGTACCTGAACCCAATCCTTCTTTCATTCCATCCCCGACTCTACTTTCGTTATCTCCGAGAAGTTCATTAAGGTCAGCATCATCATCCAGTGGGTCAACACCCAATGCACCAAGAACTCTGTTGACAACATCGTGAGTCTTAGGTAGGAAGCCGACAGCACCCATACGCTGAATTGCACGAGGGAAATCATCAAGATCAGTCTCTTCAAAGCCTTCGTAATCAACCTTGCATCTGCGAGTAACATCCCATGAATTCAATTCATAGATTTGACGAATCAAGTCATCATTCAGAACTTGAACAATTCTACGCAAGTAATTCTCAATAGCATTACCTGTAATACTGTTCTTCAAAGAACCAAGAGCAAAGCTGCCTGTTTGAGTATTACCCATCAAAAGAATATCAGCAGACAAACCAATGAAAATCATTGTTCTGTAATAGTCCTTAATGGCTGCTGTATCAAATGATTTCTTACCTTCACTAGAAAGCAGTTGCAAATCAAACAACTCTTTACGAGTCTCAGGGTCAACAGCACTCGGGAGAATCACACCAGCTTGGCTACCTTGCTGAAGGTTACGAACAATATTCTTAAAGTTTTCGTAAACAATCTTCTGGTCAGGACTTGCATCTGCTGACATATACTGCGCAGGAAGTCTTAGCAAAGGAATACCTTGAAGGTCTTTAGAAACACCAGTGGCTTCTAGCTCTTCAATAGCTTGCAGGTATTTCCAAGGTAGGTACACATCTCTCAAAGGAGAAGTACCATAAGGATTGCTGCGGTTTCTACCGATGTTAAACAGCATGAACTTAGAACGAGGTAGGATTACTTCATTCTCAAGTCTCTTGGCATGAAAACCATAAGGGTCGTGCAACCAAGAGATATTCTGCTTAACACCAAGAACGTCATTACCATCGTCAGACATAATGAACTTCTCAATGCTCTCTTGGCTGCGCAGCTTGAGTTTACGAGGTGCAATCAAGCCATCATCGTACATACTACCTGCTGCTTTTGTACGCCTGCGATATACTTTTTCAATAACAGAAAAACCATGAACACTCATAGTCATAACTTCACTAATGAAGTCATCCATGCTATGTTCCATATCATCAAGCATCTGAGTTACAATCTCAGCTTTCTTCTTTTCGTCTTCTGTATAATCCTTCGGAGGCATAACCCTGAACTTAGCTTTGCTAATCATGCAATTATACAGATTCAAAGCTGAGTTAATGCTAGGGTGAAGGCTCATCTGACGATAAGTCCTGATAGCATTAGGATGATTCAGTTCTTTCTTCAGTTCTTCGTTGCTTACACCATTGAAAAGACGAACAGCGTTGTAACCGATTTCACCTAGTCTAAATCTATCTGGTGTATCAAGAGAAGAAGCCTTTTCAATGGCTTCAGTCTGTTTAGCTCTAGCCATACTAGGCTTCTCCTTTAATTAAATTAAGTAAATTCACCTGCGGTTAGACTTTGTACTAAATCTGAGGGAATGTCTGATTGTTGGAAACCGAAGGATGTACCTGTGGTTAGGTCAGATGGGAGGTGGAAGGATGGGAGTTCTATTCCCATGTTCAATAAATAAACACAGTCTGAAGAAACGTCAACAAAATCATCTCTCTCACCTCTACGAAGGCCTGTAAATTCTTCTAGCTCATCAAAGTATTCCTCGTTCCAGTCATCCATTACTACGTTAATATACCCAGCCTCTGCAATAGCACTGAATGGTAAGAAACGAGTTCTTTTTGATTTATGAGGCCTGATAAGTTTACAGTTAACACCAATTTCGGCAAGTTTTCGCTTCATTTCATTGGCTCTGGCAATACCAGCCTGTCCCGGATCAATAGGGTAGCCGTATGTTACACTGCCGTAAAGCTCTTTGTCTTTTTTAGCTGTTTCAAAAATAAGTTGTTCAACAATATGAGGTCTGTCTCTTACGCTAACAGCATCCTCAACTGTATAAACACCGTTATCGTCTTTACTCATAAGTAGACCGCGTGTCCAGTCTGGATTTGGGCTTTGAGTACTTACAGGTTGACTAGCAAGGTCGAAACAACGAACACGCTTTTTAGCTTTGAAGTTTGCATGTTCAACACGAGTAATCATACCCCTCAAGAACAGCCCTGCTTCTTCTTCTCTAGCTGTCCATGAGCCTTCGAGGTAGATTCGTCTTTTTACGTCAGGTAAAGCCTTTAGATTCGACAAATAATCTGGTTGAGATTTTAGCAATGGTATGTTTTGAGATACGTGTGCCTTAATTGCTTTGAAGCTGCGCACACCGCTGTCTGCGCCACTACCGTAAATTAGTTCAGCATCTTCTCTGCGATCAAACCATAGTGGTTTGTTGTTCTGAAGTACAAAGTATCTCTCCACGTTTGATTTATCGTCAAGCGGGATACCTTCACTGTCAAGGTAAAAGTCTTTAATCCAGTGGTAAATACCATGATCGTATTTCGGGTTGGTACACCAAGCCATCCTTGGTGTGTAATCCACATTGGCGTTACGAAGTCGTGCCATTAGTGGTAAAATCATTTGCTCAAAATCAAACGTCACCGCCTCATCAAAGACGATATATGAGTACTGCGCCAATTTATTTTCAACAATGGTCGTTAATCATTGTTCGCTTTAGCTGCTGTATATCGCTATACAGTTAAGACTATATCTTCACCTCGTTAGAGGGCTTCCCATTTCGTGACACTTGTCACTACGGCTCACGCCTAGTCGTTACACCTTCCTATTTCTAGGCTTGGCTCGGTATTGTCTCAGGGAGAGTTTCACCGAATTAGAGAAGTTTTATATCCAGCAATTACTCACTGGTTGGGCACAAGTCTACCCAAATGATTGTTTACGTCTGATATGTGCTGCAAGTGACTAAATTTGATACTTGAGTTAGTGTCCGGTAGATATATCTCAAGGTCACGATTTCTGATGATAACCTTTTTACCAAACATTCTTTTAAAAACCATTGTCGCTTCTTGCCAGATACCACCTCCTGACCGAATATCAGTGGAAGTGCGACGAAACACAATCGCAGTTGTGTTCTTCATCAACGCATACTTGACAAGGCTGATGATAATGGCAAATGTCTTACCTGCTCCCTTTACAGTTTTATACTCGCTACAGCATTTCTCCGGTTTCCCAGATTGTCGGACTATGTCTTGTGTTTATTAACACCCCATCGTTTCGACTGCGCTTGCAGCCTACTCTACTTGCTTCCAGTTAAGTGCTTTCGATAGTCTCTACACACACCAAAAGCTCACAAGGGGCTTGAGGTTTGCTCGGCGTTGCCCTCGTCTTTACGTTAGGGTTTCACCGAATTAGATGGGTTAAGTGCCAGATTAGTGTTTAGCACTACCTGCGTACAGCGTAATGTTGGAGTCAGATGCTAGGAAGTGCATCTGAGGCACGCTAGCTGGTGCAAGTACGTAGGGTTCTTCTTTACTCATTTTCAACCTTTCTACTAAGTTCGTGAGTTATATATTTGTCTTGGTAATGCAGTTCTTCCATCTGCTTTCGCCACTGTATAGCCATATCTAAAGCAGCCTCCCCATATTTCTTGGCACTGAAGTTCTTATCTTTGCGCTTACCATCAATATAGATGTGAGCTACATATGTCTGCACTGTCTTTGAAAAAGCAACTCCCACGTGACCTGTAGAATTATTGTGTTGTTTCTTTTTCTTCTTACTATTTGTTGAGAATGTTACAGCTTCCAAATTCTCTTTTGAGTTATTAAAAATGTCGGAGTCAATATGGTTAACAACTAGATACCACGGTAAATCCTTTTTGTTGTACATTACCCAGAGAGCACGGTGTATCGGAACTGTTCTTTTATTTATTTGAATACCACCGTAATGACTTTTTGATGTAGGCCATCCTGCTTGTAAGCCTTTTTTAATTGTATTTGCTTTTTTACTAAGACCCATTAAAACATTATCATCTTTCCACACCAGACTCGTTTGACTATTTTCAGACAACTCTACATACTTTGATAAGTCTTCGTACGTAATGTCAACATAGCTTGTTTTTGACTTGACTTTATTTACAAGGTTCCATCCTTCAGAAATAACACCAACGTGTTCTCGAAGATAGTCTGCTTCAAATTTCTGTGCTTCCATCTTGTCTAAATTCTCGTGCGGAAATGAAAAGTATCCGCCGTTATTCAAGACCTCTAGGAATTCACCAGACCTTTCCTGTGTGCGTTTATAGCGAAGTTGCCTACCCATGCCGACATATCGCACAGTTCCCTCGGCATCATATAAGAAATAAACGTAGTGGTCTTTCAATTTTTGGTTATTCATTTTGTTCTCCAACAATCTCACAGGTAGACAAAGGCAGAGATGGTGAGTTGTCATCTTTTTCGGGGATCAGCCTAGCCATTGTCAAATCAAAAGTTAGTTAAGCAACCTTCTGGTCTTCGTTGTTAATCATCTTCAGACTGAACACTGGAGTATTAGTCTCGTTAACTTCTTCAGCTTCTGAAGCGTCATAATTCTTATCATACAAGTCAAGCAGAAGCTGACGGTAGGTACTGATAAGTAGTGCAGCAGCCTTTAGTTTGTTCTGGTCTGCGGACTTATCATTGTCAATAACCATAGCAGCAGCTTGTATAGCTTTTGCTTGTAACGGCTTCAGCTTCCTGCACAAAGAAAGCAATTCAATGGAGCGTACTTCCTTATTAGTCAACGGCTTATCCAACGGCCCTCTCTTGGGTCTACCAATAGGATTGCCACTAATCCCCGGTTTCCATGCTGGATTACCAGCACCTCGTTTGTCTTCTTGCATAGATACTCCTGTGTTCTATTTGCGTATCAGTGCCAAGGCACCTTTACTCCTAAAAATTATTCATAAGCCTTTTGGCTTATAGTTAATCACTAAGTTGTTGAAAATAAAGCATATATTCGCATCTAATGAGAATTTTGTAAAATATTTTATACAAAATGAAAATAAATGAGAATAGATTGCTGAATAAATACTTGAATAGATACTTGAATAGTTACTGGTTACGATTCCAGTGTAGGCATTTCGCTCCTACCGCATAATGAACACGCTTGCGTACTTAATCTTAGTAGCGTGGCGGCTACCTCAGCCTATTACGGTTTAACGTAGCTCCAAGTGACTACGGACGCCTGAGCATATAGTGCTCTAACCGGTAGCGACAACGGCCCTAAGGTGGGTTCTGGTGCTGCTTGCTGAAATCGAATCAACACAGGTTCATTACAAGTGAACTATTCTACCATTAAATTAAAGCAGCTTATCTATAACCTTCAAAACCTAGGAGAAACAAGATAACTGTTTACAGTCCTATCAAATTGTTTCTCTAGTTGTTCAATATCATGAACTGTCTGAGGGTTGTATTCTTTGATGTAATCTTCAAAGGTATAAGGCTTGAAGAACATAGCAACGTTTTGGAAGAATTCTTTCAGCATCATTTCTTCTCCTGAACAAAACCATAAAGCTCTGCTGCTTTCTTGGTGATTTCTTCAATGCTATACATCGTTGGTATATACAAGCGCCAATCATCAGGCTTTGCATTACCAATTCTTACCATGTTATCAAATGTACTCAAAGCGATTTCTTTGCTTACATCGTACTGTCGCTGAAGGTATGTTTCAGCCATCTTGAGCATTTCTGCACGTAATTCAAAAGGTGTCATGTGTGTTCTCCTAGGAGTTGTGTGTTAAAGTTCAGTCAGCTTTACTGACTAGAACCCATGGGAATCAATCTCATCATCAAATACTGGTCTTACTCTCCCTGATCTATTTTGAAGAATATTAACCTCCACCTGAAGCTCGTCATCTAACGGCTCAGGTAATACAGATTCACAACTAGGGCATTCAAGACCAGAGTGAAACTTATTAGGCTTAAAGTAATCTCCACAGCAGATACAGGTTGACATATTTTTATTATTTGGTGTTAGGTTGATCGGATATAAGCCCTGCTTACCGTATGCAGGATAAGCAGCTTACTACCTAGAAAGGAGGTTAAAGAAGTAACAAGCTCTTATGGAATAATTCAAGCATTGACAAAACAAAATAGTATTAAGTCAATTGAAGTCCTTAATCAAGGATTATCTTTTACTTTAGTTGTTTGTATTTGTTTACTTAAACTAAGTAATATAATATCATGAGTTATGATATGAGTCAAGTCTTATACAACGTATAAGAGTTTACAAGACTTTTACGCAGTAAAGAGGATTTACAAGTCTTATCCCGAAGGGGTAAGAGTTTACAAGACTTATGATATGAAGTTACACTGTACTTGTATACTTCCCAAGTATCTTCGTGAAAGCAATCAGTAACTTTCTATGCAATCTCTTAGCTGAGATAACATCCTGAACTACTTTCTTACGAAGTACACCTTCTTCTTTCCATGTAACAAGGTAATGCCCTTGTGCTGAAGCATGAGGTTTCATCTTCAAGGCAGAGTTAAGGTTGTGTATAGCTTCTCTTATGCTTTTCCATGTTGCTCTATCTACCAAAGCTATGTTACCAGCAGATAAATCAGATTCATCTAAGTTCTTGCAGTAAAGAACATGACCTTCAGGTACTTCTGAGTTATTAAGTATCATCCATGCTGCTTTAATCGCTTTAATCGCTCTCTGTTGCCCTCTTGTGTTGCAGGTATACTTGAGTATCAAATCCTGATTTGGATGCTGCATAGCCCCGATAGAGCAGTCTCTCTTGCGTTTGTAGAACACCCCTTGTATTGGCTCATAGAATAGCTCAGGAAGGATGGAACTGCTTAGAAGTTTAGCTGGTTGTATGTTTTGTTGGTTATGATCCATGTAGTTTATCTTTTTGTATAGAAAACAGAAGAAATTTAGTGCCTTGTAGCAAAATTTATTAGAATAGTTGTATAACTGAGTATAACTTAAGATACTAAGAAGTCAAGTTAAGTAATAAAACTTGTCTTTGAGTCTAAAGTATGCTATAATAGAGTTTCCAAACAACACAGGAGGTCAAAATGACAAAGCACACTGAATACTCAGCACTCAACGAAGAAGACTTGATTGAAGCTGTAGGTAAAATGACACGACAACTTTGGTTCTACACAAAGAAAAGGTACGAACAAGATGAAGTAATGCTTCAAAAGATACACAAAGCAAAAATTAAGTACCAAATCAAGCAGCTTGAGAAGGAATTGAAGAGTTATGACTAAAAGATTAAAAATACTTGATGCATTACCGGGGTGTGGTAAGACCACAGCAATCTTTAAGTACATGGCACAACAAACAGAACGTCCTTGGTTGTACTTGTCTCCAATGAAAAAAGAAATCAATGAGCGAGTACCACACGAAGCTGAAGCAAACGGAACCAAGTTCTTTGTAGCAACAGAAGAAAAATCATCAAGGGAAAACAAAACAAAAACACATCAAGTCTTGCTTGCACTTCAGCAAGGTGAAAACGTAGCTTGTACTCATGCTTTGATGCTTAGGTTTACAACAGAACATCTTAAAGCTATTAAAGACAAGCAGTACAACATAGTGTGTGATGAAGAACTTGATTTAATACGAGGGTACAACGCACTAAACAAAGGAGATGTTCAATTCCTTATTGAAAACAAAGTTATCAGTATCAATGAAGAAGACGGTAAGATAGAACTTATAGGAAATATCCCAGAAGATGCTAGGTATTCAGATGTTGCTCTCTACGCTGGTATGGGTTGTCTGTATGCAGCAAAAACAAGGAATGATTTCTTAGTTATACAAATGTCTCCTAAACTTATAGATGCAGCCAATGATTTTATACTTCTCACCTATATGTACGAAGGTTCAATCATGCAGACATTCATGAGTATGCATGGATACAGTCATGAAAAACTTGATGTACAACTTATGTATTCTGAACATGAAAGAATTGCACAACTAAGAGAGTTAATTCAGTTTGTTGAAACACCTTCAGTAAAGAAGATTCAGAAGCAATACAGACTGTCTGCTAGTTGGTGGGAGAATGCTAAGAAAGAAGACATAGAAGTACTTGAGAAAGGATTGATTAGTATAGTAAAAAGAGAGAAAGTACTTGTAGAAAATGTAATGCATACACTACCAAAGGTAAACCACATAGGTTCATCGGAAGGTAAAAGTACAAGAAAAATATTTAAACCTAAAGAATACAACACAGAGGTTAGCTTTGTACAATCAACAGCAAGAGCTACCAATGAATACAAGCACAAAGAATTAGCAGTTCACATGCTGGATGTATACCCAAATCAACCAGTAGTAGCTTACATGCAGGATATGATGTTTGCTTGTGATAGAGACAGACATGCTTTAGCTACTCTTGTTCAGTGGTTATTCAGAGGTTGTATCCGAGAAGGTAAGCCTATGAAAGTTGCTCTGTTTAGCAGTAGAATGTCAATTCTGTTTAAATCTTGGCTATCAAAAACAGGCATTAAGTGAAGCAGTGATTACGAAGTGCCGGAAGACTCTGTTTTTACACATAGTGTAAGTTATTGATTTATAAGGATATTTTGACTAAAAAGAAAAGTCTTCCTTAAAAAGAAAATCTAAAAATATTAAGTAAAAACATAAGCAAATAAACTAAGAAATATCTTCTTGACTTAGCTATACCTTATGTTATACTTTATCTAAGCAAGAAGAAACAAGTTAGCATCTTCTTAAATTTTATCAACACAAAGGAAAGGAACCTTATGTCTCAAATTAAAAAAATCACAGCTTATGACTTTACTTCATTCTTGTCTGAGTTTCAGACAGCAATTCAAGAAGGTTATGCTTTGGATACAACAAGTAACGAAAACTACCCTCAGATTATTGGTATTGTGTTTACTGCTGGACTTACTAAGGTTAAAGCCAAGGAAGTAAGCAGCGCAGATTCAGTAGTTGTATCTGGTGAAAATACTACCTCAGATACAACCAACGTAGAAACACAAGGTAAAGAAGAACAAGTAGATGCTCCTAAAGCTAGGACTTCAATCTATAAACCTAAGAAGGCTTAATACTTAGGCTTATGTCACCAACAGAAATAAATACAAATATCTGTAAGTTCTTAGGTGTTGACCCTAGTGATATACAAGAGTTATATCTAAGGTTAATACCTAATGAATTACCACAGATAGTCATAAGAAAACTATCTACTAATTCAGAAGAAGTAAAAGAAACTTACTTTAAAGTCATTCCTTTAGATTAAGTTAATTCTTATAAATTAATCAACTAAGTTAATATAACTCTTTGTGTTTAACTTAATTAAATTAATTAACTTGTTTATATTTTAATCTAAGGTATTAACCTAAAGTTATAACCTTAGATGCAAAAGGAGGTATATGCAGCAACCAGCACGTAAGACTCGTAAAGAGAAAGCTCAGGCAGGTACACAACGAGTAATAAAAGAAAAGTTCATGGAACAAAGGGAAGAAGCTGTAAAGTCAAAACCTTTGGTTGCTATGAACAGTAAGCAACAAGAGTACATTGATCTATTAGATGAAAAACCGGTAGTAATAGCTACAGGTTGGGCTGGCACAAGTAAATCTTATATTCCTGCTGTTATGGCTGCTGATCTGTACAAGCTAGGTCAAATAGACAGAATCATGCTTACCAGACCTGCTATCAGTAACAGTCAATCTTTAGGTTTCTTTAAAGGTTCAGAGACAGAAAAACTTAGTGTATGGTTAGGTAGTGTCCTACCTATCTTTAAAGATAGACTTGGTACTGCTATGTTTGAACTTGCAGTTAGTACAGGAGATATAACCTTTGTACCTTTGGAAGTTGTCAAAGGTTTAAGTCTTAACAGAACATTCTTCATCTGTGAAGAAGCAAGTGACTTGACTAAGGATGAAGTAATTAAACTCATTACTCGTATGGGTAAAGAAAGTACACTTGTGCTAGCTGGAGATATTCTTCAATCAGAACTTAAAGAAGACTCTGGTCTTGTTTGGTTAACTGAGCACCTAGAAAAGCATACTAACTTAAAGAAGAACTTCGGTTGGGTTGACTTTGATAGTGTAGACCATATTGTTAGAAGTCAAGCTGTTAAAGACTTTATTGTTAGTCTTATTCGAGATAATAAAAAGAATTAAAATAAACTAACTAATAAATAAACTAGAAAGGAACCTTATGACATATAAACAAATTCAAAATATCCCTAACAGAAATATCAAACCTACTTGTTCAGACGATGATGAAGACAATGAAGGTGTACCTAAGTCAATGCTGTATTTACCTTACTTTGAAGCTCAACGTACTTCTCGTAAGATTACAGCTTACTTGGATGAAAACGTAAAAGAACCTAGGTACTACAGACAACTCATTCAAGCTATGGATAGTCTATCCGAAGATGACATAGTAGAAATATCTGTTAATAGCTATGGTGGTTATCTTGATGGTGCTATCGCTTTGTTAAACGCTATGGATAACTGCGAAGCTCAAGTGCATGTTAAGCACGAAGGAATGGCAGCTAGTGCTGCATCCTTGATTGTACTTGCTGCTCCTAGTGTCTTTGTATCTCCTAATGCAACCTTGATGATTCACAGTGCTACATTTGGTAGCTTTGGTAAACAAACAGACGTGCTGGGTCATGCAGCCTTCGTAGACCAGAAGGTAAAGATGCTTATGTCTAAAGTATATAAGGACTTCTTAAGCTCTGATGAATTCGCAGAGGTACTCATGGGTAGAGAACTGTGGATGCACTACGATGAAATTGTAGCTAGGCTTGAGAAACGACATGCTTTGCAAGAGAAAGCTCATAAGCAAGAAGAAAAAGAAATCAAGCAAGCTATGAAAGAACTAGAGCAAGAAAGTAAACAAACTAAACCTAGAAATACCAGAAAGAAACCTTCGGTTGTATCTGAAGGTTAATACAAATATCTGTTAATACTTATGTAAGCCCTTGGTTAACTCCGAGGGCTTTTTTCTTTGTCTGAAAGCAGAAATATCAACGTTGGTTGTACCTTCGTTTAAACAGCCTAGGAGACGTTTTAACTAAAGTTGATACTTGGGTACTAGCTTTTAATTTAAAGCTCTCCTAGAGCCTTCTAGAGGTGTCTATGAGGGTGTTGTACAAGGGAAATATCTGCTAGAACTAATTTTAAAAATTAGAAATGCTAATAGATGCCAGGGGGTTAAACGATAGGTTGGAAATATCAAGTTTTTACTGCTGGATGTCATTGGTGCTTGATGCCACCCCAACCCCGACGATAGCTATTCACTATTAAATCTAAAATATCAATAGCAGAAATTAATGCTGTTATTAATTAATTATTAATGCTGTTATTAACTATTAGTTATAGTTATAACCTATTGATTTTATTGATTAATTGATTTTAACTATGCCACAAAGAAATAAAAACCCAGTGATTAGACTGGGTTTAATAGTTATTTATTTCTTAGTTTGAATCGTAGAATACATGCAGCATATAGAACGATAGTCAACAGATAGGGGCTGATATACAGCATAAAAGCATAGAAAAGCCATTTCATATTGCACCTACAATTTTATTCCGTGATGCACCATGCGCTACAACAGCAATATTTTTCGCACCATTACTGTGCATACCATTACAAAGCCCACAATTTACACATGTTGATTTGTTCCCCCCCTCAGGTGTTGCCGGGCATATTATCTCATTACTCAACAGTTCCCCTTTTTGTTTTTCCTGCCATACTGCAACGGGTATCACTCTAAAAGTACGATACCCTTGAGCATGTGCCGTTATAGCGTCACGTTTGTTATCGGCGCTATACATACTGTTTTGATATACCCTGTCATTGTATCCCGCGTAATCAGCCCCTGACATATTGTGCGCATGACTGTACCCTGTATGCCCCCGACTATATGAAACCAACAAATCTACCAACGCAACCGGCAACGCTGCCGGGTCTCCATACGCACCGAGCCTTAACATATTCCCCGATAAAAACCCCCTTACATTCTCGTGGTTTGCTTCGCTATAAATACCGCGCTGCAATCCCTTGTATACTGCACTTGGGCCGTGTATAAGATTAACATAACATGTGCGACCATCTGCCCAACCTTTATTTTTATCTGGTGCAGGTTTCCCCATATGTGGACACTTGCCACAAATCGAAGCATCAAACCCTGCACGACTTGCTTCCATCGGGTTTGTCTCATCCGATAGTATCCACAATTGCACCATGTTGTTTTTAGATGTGCCCGTTTTGCGATTACTAGAACGGGTCAAAACCGCTACAATCGGTGCAGCGTTATACATTGATGGCCCACGATAGACAATAATACCTTTTGATTTGCTTTGTTTCATTTCTGTTTCCTTACTTTCAAGTTATCACTGATTTTCACAGTCTGCAAATACTCATTAAGCGGCATTGTGGCTGTGCTATACCATATATTTGCAAGTGCTTTGTAATAATCATTAACTGGCGTGTAAGTTTTAGGCATGATATAAACCTCAAAATTGAGTCAATGGAACAGCATTGCGTGATTTTAGAAATTCAGACAGTGATTTATATTTTACAACTGACTCCCTGTCATACGTTTTGGCCCAATATGGTGCATGTATAAAAACCTGTTCAATAGAATCAACTGAAAAACCTGTACCGGTTTGTTTATTAGGCTTATGCACCGTAGAAAATTCAAATCCTACCATGTTACTGTATTGCAAGTAACCTATATTTTCTGCACTATCTACAATAAAAGCATAGTTAAACATACTAGGATTAGCTGGAATGAAAACTTTAAACCCCTGTTCTTTTAGGGTTTCAAGATAATCAGTAAAATCTTTTAGCATGGTTGCACCTTAAATGCAGTCGGGTAAAATCACCCATCAAAGCCACTGTTTATAAATGGCTTTTAGTGTAACTCTACAATCTGTAATTAATCGTTCAATGCAAAATCATCACGCATACATTGGATTGTAACTCTTGCTGTTTCGATTGCATCATCAAGCGAATCGGTGAAATAATCGCTGTCTGTCTTGTGTTGTTTTCCATCGTAGAATTTACAAACGTATTCCGACAATTCCGCGTCAAAATACACTTGGGCTTTAAACCCGATTGCTGTGTTAATTGTATGAATC